AAATATAAATTTATTAGAAGATGCTTTCCAAAACAATTTGAATCCCATGCCTATATTACTAAACCAGATACGTTGGATTGAGACACGGCTACAAGCCGCACCTGTTGTTGGATTTGAATTTAAAGCAGATACATCAATTTTAGCGACAGCAGATTCACCTGTTCCGTCACTAATATTAGTTATCTTGACAATTAAATTCTTGCCACCGTCTTCTATGGTCTGAGATGTTACTGCATCAGCCATTATAGACCTCCTTAAGCGTCAGCAAATGGAGTTACTACAGTACCGGAAGCAAGGTTAATACCTTCTACTGCATACTTAGCTGAAGCTATTGCTGTAACTCTAATGATTGTTCCAACTATTCCGCCTTTGGTAGTACCATTTAAAGTTATAACATCGTTACTAGCACCTGAGAAAAATGTTTTACCTGCTGCATCGCTTTTACCCATATACAGTCCACCAACGAACTTATCTGTTCCGTCAGTTAAAATATCTAAATCAGTAGCTGCTGTTTCTATTACAAAAGTAAAAGAAGCACCCAAGTTGTTAGTTTGATTAGGATCATCGTCCCTACCCGGAGCAGTTGCAACGATTGAAGGTAAAGTAAATTTACCATCAGCATCATTACAAGTAAGAATCTTACCTGAGTGTGCTGCTACTGTGAGTGTAGTGTCTGCTGTTAAGCTAACTACTGTTGCATTACCTGCTGAAATAAAACCAGCTAGTGATCTAACCGGTCCTGAAAATGTTGATTTTGCCATAATTAAGTCTCCTTAATAGTCTATCGTCTTGGCGAGTCTGCTAGGTCAGTCGATAGATTAAATAAAACCCTAGATTAAAAACGAAAAAAAGGGCGATAGAATTAACTATCGCCCATTTTATCTTAGCTACTACCCGGTGATCCGTAGATTCCCATGTAGTCACTTACTCCAAATGAGTAACGCTCTCTCGCTTTATAACGAACATTTCCGGTGTCAAAGTCACCGTCCATAGAAGTTTCTAAAGCTGTTCTTTGGAAGTGTTTCATTCCATTAGGAACATCAGTAATAATGAAGAAAGCATTGGAATCTGTTAAATAGTGATTAACAAAATATCCTTCTGGTATCGCTCCATTATTTCTTAGTGCGTTGATGTCATTGTCAGAAGTTCCAACTCTGCCTTGAGTCTCTAAGAGTCTTGTAGCAGTAAATTGTAACGCTGATGGAATAATCAAACGTCTTGGTTTAGCAGCAACTAAAAGTCCACGTTCATCTTTAAATCCAGCAATATCAATTACTGCATTCTCTAATGAAGTTTCGTTAAGGTCAGTCGCTGTTGCAGGACGGTTATTATTTTTACCGCCATCAACCAAGGGGTGTCCGTCACCGCCAGTAACTCCGTCACCTGATGCAGTAAATAAATTTACTCCGTCACCAGATTGAAAAGAGTTTGTAAAACCATTGTTTAATGGATTTACAGCTTTTACCTGTTTAGTGTAAGACATAGCCCTAGCTAGTGCTTTTGTGTATCTAGCTGAAAGAGAATCATAAAGATTATCCTCCATTGCTTCTTCTGTGATACTAAAGCCCATAGCTATAGTTTCGTGATTATAACGTGCTGTGTAAGTTTCTTGTGCTGAATCATAACTGATTGCAGAACCTTCATTCTTAACAGGAGCAGCATCAAATCCACTTAACTTCACCTCTTCCTCGAAAGAACGATCTGAGTTTTCAGTTTCGTAGATAGCAGCGTGCTCATCGTCATAAGACGTGTATTCATCGCCAAAGAGTGCATTCAATCCCGGAAGCAGCTCTTTGAGCATTTGTGCTCTTGAAATAGCCATTTATATACTCCCTTTAAACACCTGTGGTGTTGTCGTATTGATGCCCTGCGTTAAATTTAACGATAACATCTGTAAATGAATCACCAACTGAGCTATCAGGACCATCAACAAAGTCGATGATTCTAAGTGGAAGCGTAGCAGTAGTAGCAGCAATAGTTGAACTATCGACAGCGTTTTTACTACGTCCAATGCTCGTTGAACCTGCGGTCTGAACAATCGCTACATTATTACCTATAGCTGTTTGAGCCAAAGAAGCATCCCCTTGCATTTTCATTAATACATTAGGATCATCTAACACATAAGCTTTAATATCACTAGCAACCGTAGAAGCTGGATAATGTTGCGAATATGTAGGTTGATTTGTAGTCGGATCAGTATAAGAACAACCCATAAATACACCTGTAGGTGTCAATGAAGTAGTTCCTGTATCTTTTTCTATAGTTCCAGCAGCGACTGTTTTTACAAAGTCTCCGTAGAATATAGCGGTGCCATAGTTACTAGCGATACTTAAGTGTCTAACTTTTCCTGTAAAGGAACCGCTTGCACTAAGAGTACCGATAGGCTCTGCACCCATAGGAGTTGCCGTTGAAGACATAATTTTCTCTCCGATTAAATTAAATAAAGCATAATTAATTACTTAATTATTGCCACCAAATTTAACCTTCGTAGTTCTTTCTGTTCTTAATAAAGGCATACGAGGGTCATTTTCTCGTAGATAATTTCTATCAACACCTTCCATTTGTTGCTGTGCCATATCCTCATAGTATTTGGCTCTTTGTCGCATTGTTTTTTCTGGTGCTTTACATAAAAGTAAACCGCCAATTTCAATGTTTCCTTTAGCCGCAAACTGTGATCCATAGTCAGATTGAATTTTTAATTCGGGATGATCTTCAGCCTTAACGGGTTCCCAACCTTCACGAAAACGTGTTGAAACGTTTATGTTGTCGGACTCCCCTAGTATTGAAGTTCTAACCCATCTAAAAACCCAACCGTCTTGCGGTTCAGGTTGTGGTAAAAGGGATTGAGGAACAAAAGCATCATCTGGACGAGTATCGTCTTTTCTTTCATCTACTTCTCTAGGTGCACGCTTATCGACTACAGAATCCTCTGTAGATTTTTCTGTGTCGTTATCATATATATCAGACATTAAATTTTCTCCTTAATGAGTTCTTTAGCATATCTTTCTGGACTAATCCCAAGACGCTTTGCGAGAGCGACTTGAGTTGAAGTTAACTGCACTTTGCGGGGTTTGCTACCATTGTTTCGATTTGATGGTGCTACTACCGATTGTGTACTTCTGGGTGTCGCAGTTTCAGCAACTTCGTTGCCTTCTTCAGTTGATTCCACCCCGAAATAATCAGGGAAACGAACTCGCATACGCTTGTCCACTTCCTCATAATACTTATCAGACTGTGGCGATACACCTTCTTTAGTTACTAAAGTTTCGTGTATTCCATACGCCAAAGCAGTCATTTCTTTTTGATCATCTGAACCAAACCACGAATTGTTTTTCAACCAAGCAACCGCTTTCGGGTCTATGGTAGGTGCCTGTTGTGGTATTGGTTGTTGTTGTGTCATAGGTTGTTGTGCAACCTGTTGAGGAGCCTGTTGTGCTCTTGCTCTTTCAACCGCCAAATGATCCTCTGCAACTTTTAATTCTTGTTGAGCCTTCAACATATCATTAGTTGCATTAGTTATTTGTTCTGTATCACCTGACTCATGTGCAGCCATGTGATTTCTTTTGGCTTGATCAAGTTGTGCTTCAGCCTTTGCTTTAACTTGTTGCATCAACGCACTTTCGCCACGTTGTACTAAAGCTGATAATCTTCTATTTTCTTCAGCTTGTTGTTTAGCAAAATTAACAGACTCTTCTCTTAATTTTTCTGCTGCTTCTTTAGCACGTCTTTCTTCGTGAAATTCGTATTTTAGTTTGTTAATACGTTTTTTAACACGTTCATCAACGCCATCTATTTCTTGTTCTATTTCAGCTTGATCTGCTTGTTTTTGTTCGTCAGAACGAGGTGTTTTTCTATCAGCCTCTGGTCTGTCGTCTACAATTTCAACATCAAACTCTTCGGAAGCATCTTCAGAAACTACTGTATTTTTAATACCTAGAAACTTCTCTTCTTTACTGTGAGACTCTTCTTGTACTAATTCTTCAGTTGTTTCTTCAATAGCTTCAAATTGCTCTTCTGCAAACTCTTCGTTTGTACTCATGCTTTCACCACTCCTCTTGGGTCTTCAACAACGGCTTCAACGCTGTCATCGTTTATTAATCTAAATTCTTTGCCGTGTACTAAAAATCTAGTTCCGGTATAAGAACGCATTATTATCCAATCGCCTTCTTTGCAATAAGCACCGTTTGGAAACCGTTGCTTGTCTTGATAGGCATCTGGACCTAATTTCATTACAAATCCACATATAGAACCAACAGATTCTCTTTCTACATAAGAGGAGGCTTTAATTATTCCACCTTCTGTTTTTTCTTCTGCTTCAGGTAATGCTATTAATATTCGATAACCAGAGGGTTCTGGTAATTGTTTCGCTGTAGATTCTTCTTTTTCGGGTGCTTCAGAATCTTTTACTTCTTCTACTGCTTTCATATTTTATTTTTATTGCACAGGTAAAGGACCTGCGACCTTTGCATCCTTATGATGTTTCGTCTGCTCTCTCTAATAGATCAAGTAAATCACGTTCAGCTAAAGCTAAACCTGCTATGACCCCAGCCATATATCTATATTCACCGTAGTCTTTACAACTTCCTCCTGCCATAACATCAGTATGATCATTCATCTGCTCTCTGATCATCTTACGTAGTGCATCAGGAAAGTTATCCATTATTATTTCGCTGCTCATTTATCTTTATTTAGAATGTCAGATGCAATCTTTTCACCGATCTTTGCACCTTCTATTTTCTCCTTGCTGCTTATTTCTGCTTCGTCTGTAGCAAGCCTAGCTGCAATATTAGCACTTGTTATTCTTTCTTGTGAAGCTAATCGCTCTAACTCAGTACCAGCAGTTATTGTAGATTTCTGTAAATCTGCAACAATTTTCTGTGCATCTGTTTGCATCTTAGCTTTAACTTGTGCTTCTCTAATATCTAATTCTCTATCACGTTGCTGAATAACAGGGTCTTTAAGTTTTTCTTGAACTTCTTTTTGTCTTTCTTCAGCAATATCTTTGTGTAGGACTCGCTGTGCCGCTTCAGATACTAACTGAGACAAGCGCAATTCTATGTCTTCAGGTAGTGGCTCATCAGGTGGTGGAAGAGGCACACCGAGTTGTTCTTCTATTTCTTTCCTGTATTGGAAAGCAATGTGTTCTGTTACGTGTTCTGTAAATGCTCCTAATATAGCATTAGCATTCTTGCTCTGACCAATCATCTTTCTTATCTTAGGATCATCAGCCATAGCCATGTGTGTAGCTATATGGGCTTCGTGATCTTGATACATAAACGCTTTGACTGGTTTCTCATTAAGCATATTCATGTTTTCAGATACAGGGTTAGTAGGCTCTATATCTTCATCTAGCGGAACTATGCTTTCTGGATCACGTATACCTAGTGTTTCTAACATCTGTCTGTGCAGTTCTGCCATGTTATACATTTGTGGAGACTGTTGAGCAAGCTGTAAAGCTGCTTGATACTGCATAATCCTTTGTGCCGTAGTAGAAGCATTAGGATCAGATACCGGTATTACGTCTACTTCATCATCAAAGTCACTAGGAAGCAGTTCTTGTCCTTCTGTTTGGTAAGGATATTCAGTTGGACCAAAATCTCTTATGATTCCTGAAAGAATTCTTAATTCTTTCTTCATAGAAGCGTGTATTCTAGCTTGAACAGACCCCATAACCTTCATAGAACGCTCTAAGATAGCTAAAGTTGTCCCTACAGGGGCTTGATTGTTCATATCAGCCACTTTCATGTCTGCTACAGACGCAAATCTACGCCCTTCTTCAACTAAATTGTCTAATAATTGATATAAAACGCCTGAAGGCTCTTTATATGGTAAAAAAGTTATATTATCTCGTATAGCACCGCCCGGAACGTCTACATCTCTGAACTCACCCGGCATAATTGGCGTATCATCGCCTTTAATTCGTAGTCCTCTGGACTTTAAACCACCCGGAAGGTTAGAAAGTGTACCTGCATCTACTAATTGTCTTAACAAGCTTGTTGCAGACTTAGCAATACCGCCTATTAGGTGAATTAAACCAAATCCATAAAATCCTAATCCCGGTAAATATTGGTAATGAACAAAATGTTGTCGAGACATCTTCTGTTCATCTTGCTCATACCAATTTCTTCTTATAGAAAGTATTTTACGAGATGAGAAATCAATCGTAACTATATAAGGTAGTGCTATTCCTGTAGGCATACCGTCTTTTAAATCAGGAAATTCCTCTAAATCAAGGTCTACCATCATTTCTAACAACGTATGTCTGTTGTCATAGTCATAACTGGTGCTGTCACCAGTCAATTTATTGTATTTTTCCTGTATATCGCTTAAATTTTCAGAAGGTTCATCTAATTCTATGTCTCTATAAAAGCCATTAACCTGTAATTTCCTAACTTCGTTAGGAGTTTTCTTCATAATGTGCGTAGCACGTTCGCAAGTTGTTAGATCAGCAGCACCATAACTCACTACAAAGTCTTCAGCAGGTACAAACATAGAGCAAGGTCTATTCATATTGGGATCAAAATAGACTTTTCTGAAAGCAGAACCTGCTAATGGCAGGTTAAACAGTAACTTTTCTGTTTCTGTACGATATTCAGTCATTCTATCTGTTAAAAGATAGTTCAAATAGTCTTTAACACGGGCTGCTTGTTGTTCTTTTTCCCTTGTTATACTTCCTACTACCTGTGTTCTTACTGGTCCTTTAGGGGGAAATACTTCAGTTATAGCTTGTGCCTGAAATCTAACAACAGCTTCTGTTAATAATGGGTGAAAAACACCACACGCACCATCCCAAGGTGTAGTTCTATCTTCAATTTTAAGCCCTAATTGATCTAAACCCTTAACATAGGTCTCTTCCCAATCTGACCTAGACTCTTTATCGCTTAAATAGTTAGATACTAACTCAGATGCTAACTCATCTAGGCTAGAATCTTCCATAAACTCTGCTAAGTTATCATTAAAATCATCTGTAAAGTCCACAGCATCAGGGTCAAAGTCTATAAGCAGACCTCCATCTTCTGTTTCTATAGCTACTTCTTCAGGATTAGTGACCAAAATTTCTAATGGACTACTCTCCACTATAGCTTCAGGTGTTTTTAACGGATTGTCTGCCATTTATTTACCTAGATTTTTTCTTTCTAATAACTTTGGGTTTCTTGTTGCTTGTTTTTTTAGGTGCTTTTCCACCTACCCAAGCTTCATTAACATCTTCTGTAGACTTATCATCAGCTACAAATTTTCCTGTTTTAGTTCTAGCCCTAACAGGTTTTGTTTGTTTTGTTTCTCTTGCTTTAACTGCTTCTTTACTTTCAGTTAAAAGTTTTTCTATAGCTTTAGCTTCCTTATTAACTTTATCAGTTATGCTGTCAGCTTTTTCTACTGTTTTTCTTTCAAAGAAAGAAGATATTTTTGCCCAAAAACTCATGTGTGCTCCTTAATAATAATCTGCCCTTGTTCCTATAAACTCTTCATCTTCTTCATCCGAATATAAAGGAACAAACCCACCTTGACGAAATCTCAACAACGCTTGCGTTGAAGCATCTACCAAGTCATCGTGCTCTCCACTAGGAAAAGCTGCGAACTCTTCTATAACTTCCTCAGAGAATCTTTTCTCTGGTGCCCATACTATACCTGATGCAAATAGATCAGCTACAGCGTTAACTCTTGCTATCTTATCATTACCCCTACTAGGAGTGTATTCTGAAACCGGTATACCCATTTGTCTTAGTTCAAAGATTAACGGCATACCAGCAGCTTTACCCTCTACTATAAATGCGTCAGGTTGCCATTCTTTCCAATGATCAAATGCTTTCTTTTTAAGTTCAGGAAACTCCATACGATCTTTAAAAGCATCTAATAGTATTACGTTTGGCTCTACAACTCCGGTGCCTTCACTTTCGTTATAAAAAACTCCCCAAGTAGTGCAAGCTGAAAAGTCTGCTCTTTGAGTCTTTAAGAAAGCCGTGTCCCAAGACTGTATTATAAACTCACAAGGAGGCGGTTGATTGTATTCCCAATTCTTCCACCACTCTCTTTTAACAATAGCACCCTCTTCAGAAGTAGGGTCTTGTTGATACTGAGCAGACCATTTAGATACCGGTAGTTCTGCTTTCAGTTTTTCTAATTCTTTTATATCCCAAAACTCTTGCCACAAGCTTTTACCTGAAGGAAGTATTGCTGGAAACTCTATAACCTCCCAATCATCAACACCGGCTCTGCTTTCCTGTGCTTTAAGTATTTGACCTGTTAAGTCTCTTTTGTGCCAACGTGTCATAACAATAACGATTGACCCGCCGGGTTGTAAACGCTGTCTTGGTCCTGAAGTATAGTATTCGTATACTCTATCAAATACAGAAGGGTCTCCACTCTGTCCTTCTTGCTCTGAATGCGGGTCGTCTATAATTAAAACGTCCGCACCTTTACCAGTTACCGCACCGC